GCTGTAGCTACAATCAATTATTTCACCCCTGTTCTGGATTGCGCTCTGCGAACAAAATTATCTCTTTCGTTCCAATAAGTCTTCGCTACCGAATCGTCCTTAATATAATTATCTCCTGAATTCATTTCGAAAATGTTGTAGATTTGATGCGGATTTGATCCGCCAAAAGAATTAGATGCAGATGTGCTAGGCATTGTGAAACTAAAAGATGGCATTCTGAAGTTCAGCATCTTAAACAAATTATCTTGTTGACGATCATTGATGTACATTTCTCCAACCTTAGCTGTTACCTGCGTTTCTTCTCCTCTTCTAGCTCCTTTAACTACCCCGCCTTCGTGAAAGGTCTGAAGTTTCCCTGTATCTTTTGTAACACCATAAATCTTTCGAAGTTCCTCATTTCTTGCCGCTAACCGCTCCATTTCTGATTTATTACCAGCCGCTTTTGCCGCATCCCATGCATCCTTGTTAAAATTGTACTCGATTAAATCCAAATCTTTCTTAGATGTAGTCGTTGTCGGAATGGAAGATAATGAGCCCCCTACAGTTGGTGTTAAAGAGTTAATCGCGCTCATCTTAAGCTGGTAGTCTGAGATAAACTGATCTAGCTGCGACAATATCTCGGCGTTCTTCTCAGCTTCCTTAAGGACTTGAATGTTTTTCATGATCTCCGAACGATTAGCGGTATCTGATAAAAAATTTTCTAACGCTTGAAGCAACTCATCATAATGCGTTTTGGTAGCCTCGATATCTTTATCAAAAGAATCTTTTTTAGCATCCTTTTCATCTTGTAAGGCTTGTTTTTGCTCTTCCAAGCTTCTTTTAGCTAATGTACGTTCGTGATCGAGTTGCAGCTTCTCGATGTCCTTTTGAACCTGTTTTCGTTCAGCAATTCCGTCTGGTCCTACAGCTGAGGCAAGTAAAGCTAATCTTGCTTGCTTCTCTGCCAGCGCACTCTCGTAATCCTGATCTTCATTTAATTCTTGTTGTTTGCTAAGTAAATCATCAATAGCCTTGATCTCTGCGTCTTTCGCGGCGACGTAAGCATCCCGTTCTACTTCTATTGCTTTAATAGCTGCGTTTTTAGAGGATTCGATGCTCGTTTTATAATTTTTCGCCAACGTCTCAACGGCTTTCGTCTCATCTTCAATCAGCTTTTGACGTAGTGCATAGACTTGTTCATCCGCTTCCATTCGTTGATCGGTTCCGACTTTGTACATTGATTGAATCTTAATCCATTCGTTTAACTCACCTTGTGTCGTAACTTCTCCCATGGCTTTGCGGTGATTCAAATCCTTTTGAAAGTCACTGAACTGTTGTTCAATTAACAATTTCTTCTGCTCATAGATGTTTTTTTCTAGTGCAAAACTCTGTTCAGCAGTTCTGTTCTTATCTGCATACATGCGTTCATAGGCTTGCAATTCCATGGTGATGATATTAATTTTACTTTTCCCGGCCATCTCCATTTTTGTGGCTTCTTTATCGATCCAGTTCGTGGAGTTGCTATAGCGCAACTCGTTATATTGCTTTGTCAAATCATAGACTTGTTTTTGTGCTTCAGCCTTTTGTTCCGTAGTCAGGTAGGTCTTGTTTTGTTCCTTGGTGTAAAAATCAAGAGAAGTCTTAACCATTTCGACTTCCTGAAGATTGGCTTGCCGCATGCGCTCAGTCTTTTTCCCTAAGTTGGACACATCCTCGGTATACCTTTCATCGCTTAAAGCTACTACTTCTCTGCTCCATTGTTTTAGAGCATCTTTATCCTCAGACAAGTATTGAGCATGGCGTTTCTTTAATTTTTCATATCCAGAAACCTGTTGATCTATGGTCCAGTTTTGGCGTTCGGCTACATACTTAAAATTGTCTAAGTCTTCTTGATATGCTTTCTTACGAGCCTCAGCAGCTTCCTTAGCTAATTTATCTGCCGCTTTTTCTGAATCGCTTTTTCCAGTTTTGGTTTTCTTCCCTTTGTCGGCTTTTTCTGAACTCACTCCGAATTTAGGGTCCTGATATAGTGATCCAAGCGCCTTGATTTTGCTATCATATTCAGCTGATTCCTTTGCATAATCAGCATAAATCTTATCCAATTCGCTACTTACAGCTGCTGCTGCCGCTGCTTCTGTCTTAGCTTTTTCATCTAATACAGAGCCTTGGCTTTGGAATGCCTTTTTGAAATATTTGTTATCATCAGGATTATTCAAAGAACTGGATGTAACTGCATTAGCTGCGCCATTTAGCGAAGCCTTCAATTGAGCAAGGTCTTTAATTGCTGATGCTTCAATTCCATAAGCCTGTAATCTCTCTTCAGTAGCCATTCTAGTGTTGAATGCTGATGTTTTCTCAGACTCCAGGTCACTAATAGCCTTTGCAACCTTTTCCTTTCTCAGTAATTCAACAGCCTCTTTTTCGAAAGCCCATCCGTCTGCTGTTTTATATATGGCATCTGCTAGTTGGGGATACTTAAGGATTAGCTCAGTTGCATTCGAAGAATTAAGTGATTGGCCCTTAGATAAATCATTGAGAACATTGTTTAACTCTGATACGGCGGTGCCGTTACCAGAAATCTGCTCTCTCAAATCTTCTAATACTGCTCCCATATCACTAAGGTTCTCAGATGATACACCCGCCTTTCCAGCGAGTTGATCAAGACCATCTACTGTTAATTGGCCTAATTGAACATTAGTTCCTGCCAATGATTCTTGCAATTTGTTTTGAGCAGTAGTTAGTTCCTCTACCTTTTGTCGGGCATCCTTTTCAGCGTTAGTTACCTTGAAAGAGACCCCAACTCCATCCTCTCGGAGACGAGTAAGCCTTTCTTCTGCTTTACTAAGTTTTTCTCTGGCATTAGACAGTTTTTCGGAATTCTCTGCCAATTGTCCTTCCAAAGTGGATTTACTATCGAGTAATACATTTTTTCTAGCTTCATTCTGTTTTGTTATTAGTTGATTTAGCGCGTTAACTTGAATTTTAACAGCTTCGTCCGTGTAATTAGCAGCTTCTAGTTGCTTAGCTCCCTCTTCTCCAAGCGTAATAACAAGAGCTTTAGAAACCTCATCCAATTGTTTTTTAATTGTTGATTGCTTCTCAGCTGACATATTTCCAGAATTAATAGATTGTTCTAAAGACTTATGGGCGTTAACCAATTTAGGAAGTAATTCAATTTGACGTTCATATTGGCTAATGATTTGCTGGCTTGCAGAATCTTGGTCCTTCATTGCCTGGGCATGCTCTCTAGTTGCTTTCTCTGCCTTGCCGCTTTGAAAGACGAATAAAGCGATAGCCCCAACTATGAGAGTGATCCCTGCTGTCCAGGCGGCTGTTGTCAACATGGCCGCTCGTGCTGCCGCTGTAAAAGCAACCATCTCTGCTGTGGCTGCCGTTTGAAGTGTTGTATGAGTAGCTATAGCCGTACTCAAGGCGGTCTGAGCTGTTCTCCACTGAGTCAGTAACGGTGACATTAGCTTGTATAATGCAATTAGTCCTGCAACAGAAACAGTAGCCCCAACCGCTCCTTTCGGAATCTTAGTGAGTCCAATTAATAATTGATCAATCACATCTAATGAACTCTTAATGGCTGAACGAAGACCATCATCTCCTGCTTGATTGAATATCTCTAGTAACGATGTTTTGGTTTGAGCTGCTTTCCGTGAGATTGTATCCATCTGTACCTTGAGATACTCCAATGTTGATCCAGTAGATCCGATAGATGCGGCAGTGCCAAGTAAAATATCACCCGCATTAAGTGATGCTGCTAATTTTGCGTACTGATAGACCCCTCGGGAGATATCTGCGTATGATTGCGTTAAATCATAGTTTTTATCTATTACCTTGGTGGACAAATCTATCAAGATATCATCTGCTCTACGCCACTGTTCTTTACCATCTACAATTTCTTTAGTTGCAACACCTAAGTTTTCAATTTCAGCAACTGCTTTATCAGTTCGGATGGTACCAAGGACCGTTTTCCACATGTTTCCTAAGTTCTCCCCGGACAGTGCTGTGTTACGAATACCAGATGAGATTAATCCGTTCATGACATCGAATGAAACGCCTGTTTCCGCAGCGATCTTACCTGTCCGCTCATAAGCTGCCCCAAGATCTTTTGCTGGAGCCATAGTATCGTGAGCTACTTTAGACCAGGAGTCCAATATGCGCCCGCCGATAACCATTGCATCGTTAGCATTATTAATCTGCACGCCGTATTGCGCCAAAGTAGACTCCATACTCTTTGTAGCATCTTCAAGACTTACCATATCTACTGTAGATAACATGGTGGACTTCCGCACCATTTCTTGTACAACTGCTGCATCTTTATACATGCGTCCCCACAGACGCGCTGATTCGGTAACATCAGTAATCTCGGAACCCAGATCATGCGCAGTGTGAATGAACTTCGTCGTTTCTTCATTAAGTATTCTTGTGTTCATAACCATTTCTTCAGTACCATTTTTATGTTCGAGGAAGTACTTTTCATTGGTCTGAACGTATCCGGCCATATTAGATTCAATATCCACTAAGCCTTCTTTCATGGCAGCTTGAACTTCGTGGATGCCACGATAAACCGTATTAAATACCACAGCATGTGCTGCCATTTGTTGTAATCTTGATGCCCACCCAGATGTTGCAGTACCTATTTCTCCAGAAGTATCAAATATAGAACTTGATGTTCCGCTTGACTGTGTAGCCGTTTGTTGCATTGCGCGACGAATTTTCTGTTCTTCCTGTAATACTTTCTCACGATTTTGTTCTACTTTGATTTCCCGAGTTCTAAGTGCTTTAATCCAAAACTGCTCATATTCAGCTGCCTGTTGCTTTGCCTGTTGACCTTCTCTCTCCGCTAACTGCATAAGTTTTTGGCGAATAGACTGTTCTTCCATTAAAACTCGTTCTCTAGTTCTATCTGAAGCATTGGAACCGCTTGTAGTTGTTACCTTAAGAGCACTGGCAGTCGCTTTATTCTGAAGGATTTCCATTCGTTTTTGATGTTCGAGTTCTTGATGTTCTATGGCATCATATCTCTTCTTGATTATTGCTTCCTGAGCCGCAAGCTTCGCATTTACGATTTGATTTGCTTGATCAAGTTGATTCTTTTTGGTATTAAGCAATTCTGCTTGAGCTGTACGCTGTTTAATCAATGCTTCCGATTCGGACATGATTTTTTTTCGGCGTTCTTCCGATGTCAGAGCCATCTTATCAGCAGCAGCTGCAAGAGCTGAGTAGTTTTTAGTAGTAACGGTAATCTCACTGTTTAAAACTTTGAACGTTTCCGCATTTCCTCTCGCTCCCTGATCAATGGCTTTAAATGCTGGGATCATCTTTGATGTATCAAGGTTAAGTCTAGCCCCAACAACGTCTTTATTCATGTCTGTCAATGTATTTCACCCCTTATTTATGGTCAGGAAATCTTTCCTGAACTAGAGACATGCCATATATACAGAAAAAGAGACCTGCCGCTTGGTAACGGAGGTCTCTTTTTTAATGTTTAAATCACCTATTGAAGTGGCCTAGTATTTCTGCTATTCCACTACGCGTTAGATTTTTCGGCTCTTCTACTTCGCCACCATGTAAACGAATCTGTTGCTTCATTTCTTCGTTCATATCATCAAAAATAGCCATTATTTCATACCAGTTATGATCGTACCACGGCTTCGATAATTTTCGACGAGATAGTCGACCATATAGTTCTTCGATAGTTAATGGCTTATGCTCTTCCCTGTCCGTACTTGTACCATTACTCTTTCTTTCAGGACCCTGGCTTATAAAAGAGAAATCGATCTACGGATTCCTCCAAAAGTTCAGGAATATATTCCTCGAACTCTTCTCGGGCAAATCCTTCAATAAATATAATGTTCAAGATTTCGGTCCATTTATCAATTGTTGATTCTAACTCTTCACCTTCCTGAAACACAACAGCATGCTTGATTCGTGTTAAACCGTCCTTATATAGAGCACCGACTTCTTTGATTTGTTTAATCGTTCCAACTCTAAGCGTCTTCTTTGCTTCTGGTGACAAGGTAATCGTTGGACCGATGCCCATAATCAAATCCATTTGTGTATCTTCCACGTGTATTTTCCTCCTTAAGTTAGGGAGGCAGAGCCTCCCTTATTAAATTTAGTTGGTTAAGATGTCGATGACTTTCTTGTCTGAACGATTCGCATCGAGAACAGCCAATTCCAATGAGTTTGCTGTTGCGGATTTGCGCTGCTGGTCAATGGAGAATGAGCCGAGCATTTGTGATTTGTAAATGATGATAGTGCATTCAAACGATTCGTTTGTTTCATCGTCGAACGCCTTGCCATAAGCAACGAATTTGTAAGGCTTATTCTTTGTATCGGTTTTAACGGATGCCGCTGTACCACCTGTGGCAGTGTAATCGTAAAATGCACGAATATCCTTTCCTGCAAGTGTAGCGTCACCCAAGGTTACAACACCGGAAGAGGTGATGCTGTATTGCAAGGCTGTTGGCGCTGATGCTACCCTGGTAAGTTGCATACCGGAGTTGGTAAGGCCTTTTGTTGCAATAACCAGTCGGTCTGTTCCAGCAACTAAACTAGCACCTTTAGAAAACGTGAATGTTCCGCCAGTTGCTACCAACAACTTTTCGACCTTTGGAATGACTGTTGACCCTGTGGTGATTGTTGCGCCAGTTGCTGCTACCAATTGGTTCAAATCCAACACTGCGTTTTCCAGTTGTACGCTAGACTCTGCATCCTGCTCGGTCAAATGGAATGCGTATTTGCTGGTACCGCCATACACACGTTGCTGTTTCGCATCAATCGTAAAAGTCATTTTGTTTAGACGTTCAAAATAAGCTACGGGATCACCTGAATTGATATCGAATAGCGCAGCCTCAGAAATATCATCTACAACCCATTGCTTGGGGATCAAGCTCATACTAATTCCTCCTTAGGATATAAAAAAACCTAACCGTTAATAATTTCGGCTAGGCGTTGGTCAATTTCATTAATTCGATTAAGTTCTTCAGTTGTTTGAAACCCTTCAATGGGATTAAAGAATTCCCATATTCCAAGTTTCTTGGCAAGACCGATCTTCTCTTTGATAAGTTTCTCTTGCTCCGTTGGTTCTTCCTTATCGAGTTTAGCGTTCACTTCCGTTCACCTCACTTTCTAACATAGTCCACATCATATATGACCTTAAATCCCTTGAGTTCCTTAATACCAGTTGCAAAGTCAGTGTCATAGGCTAAGTGGCACCTGAAGGACTGGAACCCTTGAAAAGCGAGATATTTGTCATGAAACAACTCAAACGCTCTCTGGGCTATCCCCCTGGCATCATTCGAACGCTTGGCGTAAACATCCAGACAATACTTTCCTTCGTAAACCAAGTGATTTCGTCCGTATCGACCGGGCATCGTATAAATCTGTACCTGAGGGACGGTCTTGTCCGATATCACAATGTCCGGCTCTAGCCCTTTTACCAGCTTACCTGCTTTAGCCTCTGGAGGCGCTGCGGAATTAAGTCCAAGCAGCGCCATAAATGCGGCATCGCGCTCCAGTAGATAGTACACGGCATCGATCAGCACTTGGCTCAATCCTTCACCTCCTTGAAATAACGATGGTACGGAAACTCCTCCAGCACTTGCGCAACGCCTTTCAGAATGCGTTCACGATTTGACTGTATAGCTATTCGCAGGAAGTATGACGGTGGTGTTGCTTTAAACTTAGGATCAATGTCACCACGAGCCGCCAATTCTTCCAGGTCAACGCCAGCGTAACCACCGCCTGAATATCGGACTGTGCCGTCAATACTTCTATAGTTTCCCTGGCCGCGCCCCACAACAACCTTGCTCCCCTTTGAGCGAAGACGGTTCCATGCATCAGAGTTCATATAGGTAATGAGTCCGGCATTCTGGCTGCTGTCTGCCATGAGTGAACCTTTACCGAACTGCTCCAGCCATGCTTGCCAGTAATCTGCTGTAATATCTCCTGAGATCATTTGATTAGCGAGTACGAACATTTCCATTTTTAGTTTATCTCGTACTGCTGGATAGTAGCGAATGCCACCTTTAGCAGTAAGCAAAACCAACTTAGTAAGTCCAGTGATCTGAATAGCAAGTTGGTTCTCAAGATCCCTTGTGGCTCTTGCAGTATCATATCCGGTAATCATCGCATATCCTCCGATAACTGAATCTGGTAAAGCCCAGGAAATTGGATATCGTCAATCACATCCACCTGATACGGTCTTCCATTCAATATGATGCGATCTGGTCCAAGCAGCAAGGGGTCATTCGGTCGACGAACATCAATGTTACTCTGTAATCGTATTAAGTGAGTTGTGGTCAATAACAGACCAGGATCTTCTTGCCTTAATTGCCCAGTTACATAGCGAACAAATGAATTCACATCTATTTCTATGTCCTGAAATTCGGGATCACCAATAGGATTAACGTTATCGTCGTACTTTTGACTGTAACGTTGGATTTTGACAATCATATTCGTCTTTACCATCCCACAATATTTATCGCAGTCTGGCGTAGGGCGTTGTGAACAGACTAGGAATGTTTCTCCTGTTTCTATCAATGCTCCTGGGGCAACTAACGATTCAGGAGCAAAGCGACCAATATAGTCTGATTCTCTACCGAATTGAGAAGATCCGCTCGATCCGCGAGAAAGTATTACAGCTTCCGGCAGTCCGTTCACTGTACAAGGAGTGTGTCGGTGCGAGAAATCATGAAACATACACTCACCTACCTGAATGAACAATACTGATACTCTGACAGCAGATCAGCTATCTCTGGAGTGATCAGACTGTTCCCGAAGTATTCAATCGTGGAGTCAACATCTTTTTTCAACTTAACATTTGTGTTTGAATTGCCAGACAACTGAGCGATAAGCAACCCGCAAGCTACTTTTACTTTGTCGGGAATAGGGTCCCATCCACTGGTGTAAGTAACCTCAATTTCCGCATATGGTGCACCAAACTGTGAATTACCACATGTCAAAGAACCGATCTCTTTATCAACGTCCAAGACGCTTAGATCGGTTTCAACAAACCCCGGCGCACCAAAGAAATTGTCACCTGTTATACCGTAAGCAGCTCTACCTTTAACTTCGGTGATCTCTTTCACTGGGTAATAAGATAAATGTCCTCGTTGATTGGTCAATGGTATGCGCTCAGAGTAGGATTTAACGCCAATCTCGCGCCTGCAACGCCCGTCAATGATAGCTGATGCTCTTATAATTAAAGGGAGGGTCAGAACCACTCCTGCGGGTACGTAGTCGGTGTCTTCAGTGGTTAGGTACCGAGTCATTCTGCATCTACATAACCTGCTTCAATTAGCTCATCTGCCAATTCTATAGGAAGTTCAGCTTTACCATCGCGGAAATTAATCACTCCGCTTTTATAATGCAGCGTGTGTGAACCTATGCATTGGCTAGCTGTTCCTTTAAGAATTAAAACTTTTGAACTAATTTCTACAGGTTCTTTCAGGACTACCACCGAATCTTGAAGATTCTTCTTTGCTTCTGAAATTACGACAATTTCAGCTTCATAGCGGATTGGTTCTAAACTCTCATCTTGAGCGATCATTTCAGCCGTTTCAAGGATAGACTCAAACTCATCGTGGTCTACTTTTTGGTATTGTCCAACTTCACCACCGACAATGATAATTGATAGGAAACTCTTACCGTCCTCAATCGCTTCTCTTAGCTTTTCAAGCTTTGATTTAGCCATACTCATCATATCCTTTCATACGAAAGAGGCGATCTATTGACCGCCTCTTATTCATAATTATTTTATTGACCTACTGCAGAAATTGTAGGGCGTGTGACAGTTCCGTATGCATGAGCATAACTTGGACCTTTAGCAACAGGCGCGCCATATTTGATCGCGATGTATTTTTCTTGGATATCGGAAGATGTCCCAAGTTGGAAAAGATACGCATCTTTTTTTCCTACATAATGGTATTCAACCATTGGTTCAGTCAAAATTGCAATACCATAGTCGGTCATCATTGGATCTGTTCCATTTACAGCGTAAGTCATGAACGGTTCAGGAATCAACGGAAGAACACCAGCTGAAGTCATAACCGCAAGTACGGTTATTCCAGCAACGGTTGACTTAGTCAGGCTATTAATCTGCGTTTCATTGTTAGATGAATTCTTTTCTTCTTGCTCCAGGTAATGATGAGCAATTGGATGAATGTAAATAGCCGTAGGCATCAATACATAGAGTTCACTTGAAGTCATTGCGGCTACTTTAGCACGGATAGCATCTACAATAGAGTCCGCAGACGAGACAGAGAATGTGTTCGTGATTTGCTTAGTTAGGCCGCGATATTGTAAGGATGTAGGTACAGATAGACTTGTGTCGTTACCTCTCCAAAGTGATCTGCCATGAGTAAGCCCAACCCCGTTAATCATATCATTCAAATCCTTGGCTTTAAGCTCTGGGAAATTGTTTTGCTGTTGGCCCAATGTCAGATCGTAATGTCCAAAAACAACTTCATTCGTGATAGCCTTCATTTTCAAACTATGCGGAACTCTAGGATTACTCGTCGGAGTTGCTGTTACAACACGTGGATCAACGAACTCGCCGCCATTAATAGTGTTTTGTTCATAGTACGTGGAAAAGTCTCCTGTTGCAGGTACGTATGCAATCCGCCCTTCCAATACTGAGCTTCTACGAAGTGCGTCAGTTATCTCCTTTTGAAAGTCGTCAACGATGATTGCGCCAGGTGCGATAATTTGAGCTGCCGCTCTAAAATCTACAAATTGTGCTACTGCTTGATCTGCCATTAATTATTCCCCTTCTTTCACGCCAAAGGATGCTTTGGCTTTCATTTTTAATACCATGGATTCGCCAGACGAAAGATTCAAAGCATCAACACTTGCACAAAACGTAGAGAAGTCGGACGTTGCAGACTCTTCAACTTTTCCATACTTGGAAAGTAACTGTGAAGCCGAAAAGGTCTTTCGCTCTGGCTCTGCTGGAGGTGCACCTTTTGCTTTGAGCTCGGATAGTTCCTGTTTCAATGCTTCAGCCTCATCCTTTGCCGCCTTAAGATCAGCAGCAGCTTTTTCTTCTTCAGTTTTCTGATCTGCCTCACTACTAGCTGCTTTCATGCTCGCCAGATCAGTTTTGATAGTACCTACTTCAGTCACAACGCTTTGCACACTGGCTGTAATGCCTCCCATTGCTTCCTGCAATGATTTCATGCCATCTTCCATGGCTTTGATTTGTTCGGGTGTCATTTCAACATCCTCCTCTTTGGGTTTATTGTTCCTTGCTGCAAAACTGGTTGTTTTATAAGCGGCGGCATCAGCGAAAAGAATCGCAGCTCCAGTTCCGCAGAATTCCATTACATCAAGCACGTTTTCCATGTCCGTTGCATTTTGAACCGAGGCTTCCATTTCAAGCGAAGCGCCGAATTTGTATTCGCTCCAGTTGTATTCAGCCGCTAAGCCGTTATAGTAACGAATTGTCGCTACAACATCTGGGAAGTCCTTACCGTAAATGTATCCTTCGACCCAAGCGCATCCATCCATGGAACGGTAAGCCTTATCGATCACGGCCACCTTGAAACGTGGTTCATGGTCAGCCATTCCTGTTGCATAATCGATGTTTAGTGCCATTCCTACAAATGTTTGAAGGTATTGGTCACAAACACTCGAAGAAATGCGAATCAGTTTACCACCTGCCCCTGAGGGCGAACCGTCACTCGGTTGATCAACCGTGAATAATACGCATTTGAATGGCACCTTGTTGGGATGTCCACCAGCATCAGATAACTTGAAATCCTGAACGCGCATTTTCGAGTTACTCATTTTCAATGTCTTAAGCATTTTGGTTCTCACCTCCCTTCAGGGCAAAATAAAAACACCGTTACATTTGCTCGGTGTTTGTGTCTTTTTTATTTGGTTTGGCTTCCGTAGGTTCTGATGGCGGATCTTTCGTAGCTGCGAGTTCTTCTTGTATTGAGTTGATATCAATAACTTCTAGTTTACTCGGCTGCAATAATACTTCGCCGTGTTGATTAGGGAGTGCTTTCTTCCCTCGCTTGTCTCTTACTTCATCTGGCGTATCTACTCTTCGATCAAGATAGATTGCATCAATGTCCGCTTGAGTCTTCAAATCTTTTAGAGATGTGGCGTAATGGTATTTAAACTCTAAAATTCCGCCCATCCCAAATATGCCGTCTATAATCTGGTCGTTAATATGTTCAACAATATTCTCAGCTATAGATTGTACGGTGGATTCCGTATCTTCATCTTCACTGTCTGCTGTACTGCGATTAACATCCTTTGTTTGACCTAATTTCTTTGGAGATATATCAAATGCTATAGCCATAATTTCAATTAAGAATCGCTGCCATTCAATGAATAGTGCTTTATCATCTGTTGCCCCTAAGTCAAGGACAGATGTCCCTTCAAATCCACCTACAATGGGCATCTTCCCTTGACCCATAACTTCATTAGTCCAGAAATCATTGAAAGCTTTAGTAGCATTTTTATCTGAGTTCTTACCGAGATTCAACAGCTTTCTCATAAATGTCGACTTTGCCTGTTTACCTCCAGAGCGATGAGTCTCAATGAAATTGGTTGCCTGCTCCCAAACCACTTCTAGAGGAGAAAGCCCAAATGGTGTATTCGTTCGAGGATTCATTCTTATATACATCATTTCAGATGCCTTTAGAGGAATCGCTTTTCCATCAACTCGTTGAGCAAATCTGTATGAATCCGGCTTTCCATCCCATTGCGGAAAGAGGTCTATCGTAAAGGCATCCACTGGATACATCCTAAATGGTCTTTGTGGATCTCCAGACCTCAGTATTTCAGAACTACCTGCACTACATACAAGCATATCTTCAACGGTTTGTTCCAGCCATGAACGAAAGGAGTCTCCTGAGTTGGGTTTGAGAAGTGCACGTTCAATTGTTTTACATAAGTCTTTGTATTTCTCACTGTCATTCTCATCTATAGCAGCTACAGACCAGTTCAGCTTTGTGATATCTGTCTTTATCACATTAATAGCTCTACGTGGTATTGGAGACTCACTCAATGTTCTGAGGTTTGTGGGGGTTCGTTTAGGAACTGGCTGGGCATTTCCGCTACGAGTCCACCATCCGAATGACTGTGAATACGCCTCGGTTTGTCGATCCGGTTCATTCTTTGTTCGACCAGCTGCAAGCCAATCTATTAGGATTTGTCTTACACCCAAGGTTGTACCTCCTTTCTTGGACAATAAAAAAGAAGGAAGGAAATGTTTCCTGACCTTCTAATTTCGCTCATACTTCTATGAATTAAGAATACCATTGGTTTTATTCGGTGTTACTACGGGAATTTTAGTGTTTTATAATTTAATCGCTTTTCTAAAAACAGGTCTCTTTAATTCATTTATTGGGAAAATATCAATGGTATTGTCAATATCGTCAATTTTAACTACTACTTGTCCTTCATCAAAATCAATTATATGACCAAAACGCCCATCACGTATTTTAACAAAGTCACCCTTTTCAAAAAATAATAAATTATTCTCTTTATTAAAATTGTTAATGGAGTGTATTACGCTATCTTTATTGTTTTCAATTAAATTCATTCTTGAGTGTAATTGTTTAATTGACTCTAATACCAAAGCTGTATCCTGACTAATTTCTGTTTTATGAACTTTTGCAGGAGATATTCCAAGCAAAGATACTATTGAATTTATATGTTTCCTTTCTCCATTAATAAAAGCATTATGAGTTGAAGTCAGAGCATCACTAAGAGCGTCAATCGATGATCCAACCGTATCTATTCTCAATGAATGATCATATTCTACGTCTCTAAGGCCAGATATATCAAAAATTCTTGATGTAATATCGTCCTTTATTAAGACTGTAGGAAGTTCAAATGCTTGTCGAATACCCAATTCATACATGACATTTGGATTTTTTGCGCTAAGATCACATATTACCATTTCAGCATTATAAATCTGCTCTAGTATATCTAATATAATAAGATTTGAGGATTTTGTTTCATCGGCACGTGAAGCTAAGAATCCTGCTTTTTCACATGCGGGTTTAATAAGGAATTTGTAGACTCTATCAAAATGGCCTGGCCCATACTCTGAAATATCTGCAATTGGCATCATCACAAAACATTTTATCGGTTCTTTTTTAATCACTTCTTGTTCATCTTTATTCATATTTGTTCCCCCATTAAATAGATTTATAACCCTTTCGACTAACCTCTTTATTGTAATATTCAAACATCAGGAACCATTATATGTTTATGATCTACTGATCTTGATTCATTCTTTTTTGTCGAGTCTTTGAATCGCTAATTCCCACTATATTTTGAAATCTTTGTTTCCGTTCATAACTTGTTATATACCAATCGTAGATTAACACCTCGATTAGTTCCACCAAGAGAGCTGCTTCGTCAGGTTCAACATCAATTATTACATTGATGTCCTTTTCCATGTGCGCACCTATATTACCTATCTTTCTAACAGCATCTATCGCATCCCAAGTTAATGGGTCTACTTTACCTTTAATTGCTTCAATTTCATCTATAAGACGGTTTTTCTTAATGCCCCAATGATCTCTAATTATCCCTTGTATGCATCTTCTTGATAAGGTAGCAGAGGCTTTTGGACTTAATTCTTTTATTAAACAAGCCTCTCTATAATCATCGATAATTACACTTGGGACATATTCTGGAAACACTTTAGCTTGTGATCCCGGAACTAAGTTCCATGTATTTACATGCTCTTTTCGTGCTATCAATCCATTCTCATGTTCACCGTTAAATAACGATGCCGTCAACACATACTCTTTGCAATCTGGATTCGGGCATACAACAAACAAAAATATCGCCTTTTTGGGACCGTACTTATTCTTTAAATTAAGATCGATCCCTCCAGTTTTCTTATCATATTCAGTAATAGTTGTAATCCTGTTACAAAACGGACAAGTCCAAGAAGACCCCATAATAAACCCTCCACTTATCATTCTGATCATAATTAATATAGAACTACCTATATTCTACTATTTTCCAAATCTATTGTATGCACCCTTTTATGTTGATAATGTTCCAAAAGTGAACTCAGAGATAGTTTCTCGATCATTATAAATTGCATATCGTTTAGAATCCTGAGTATGGTTATTCTTATCCTCTGGTTCCTCAGTATGTTGCCCTGCCTTCTCTTTCCATTTATAGTTTTCAGTTTCCTTGATTTCATTCTTGCACTCGCGGTTAACATAAATGTTTGGTCTTCCTGTACCAGTCTTGACCTTATAGAGAGTGGATACCTCTCGAATACCTGGGCCTATTGTGTTGTTAGCCTCCTTAACAGGAAGATCATAATTTCGATATGTGCTGATGTATTCCGGTTCTGATGGGTCAGCCCATATTTCATCAAAGTGATATCTATCATCCATCTCCTTGTAACGTTTAACAAGACAATCTTCTAATACGCCATCATTCCCTACTACAAGTACATTGACATGTTGAGCATAAGCCTCCTCAACAATGTAATAGTCCTCGCCTATACAGCCTATAGCAAGCAAAACAGCTGGATCATTCCATCCGTGGTCCATTCCTCCGATAAATCTACTAAAGGTTATATCTTTTGTGCTACCATCTGGATAAGTCACTTCGTAAAGTTGAATGCTTTGATCAAGACAACGCATATCAACAACGTGGGTGGTACGTTTAAATTCATCATACACCTGTCCATGGAATACGTTGAACTTCGCTCTGATTTCTCGATCTACATATCGTTCAGGGTAAGTCTCAATCATCCGCTGAATGTTTCGTTGCAGCTCGGGTATAGGGTTATCAAGTGAAGTCCAATAGAAATTACGCCACTCTGGATCATTCAGATACTGTTCCTCTTCTAACCCTGCATCGATAAATTGACCTCTTAAAACAATATCCTCAGCAAACCAGTTGATCCCCTCTGGAGTTGTAGTCCATACGCTCCAGCCACCTTTATCAGCTAATGCATATGACAGATAACCCGTCCAAGTTTCAGCTTTCATTTTACTTGCCTCATCTAGCCATACACCGTCTAAACCCTTACCAACCAGTGATTTAGGATTGTCAGCTGACTTAAACTGAATAAGGACCCATCCCTTTAACCAGACTCGGTTCTTGGATAGGTCCCACGATTCAATCATTTCTTCGGGAAGATCATCAGATAGTTCTTCCTGTTGGATTTCAGACATTGCGTAGGTCGGAGATACACACCAATATTCCAGCTTAGGCTTGGGCTTCTTCATTTTTTTGAGGTTCTTCGGTGGCTTATAAGGCATGCCTTTGCCACGCTCTATATCATCAAGAATGTTATCGAAGAATTTCCGCGCTCCTACGTTGGTCTTACCTCCGCGCCGTCCGCAGTTTAATACATTGTTGCGAACTTGACTTTCCATAACTTCTATTTGCTTGGCGTGAGGAGCCCAGCCATCAAAGGGGTCTAGATCAAGGGCGAGTGACATTGGACCACCTCTTTACATTGATCTCAGTTGGCTTGTCGTTTTCTCCGTTTTTCAATTCTTCAATCTGCATCTTTGTTTTCTCGACATCTGCTTGCATCTGTTCAAGCTTCAGACGCCGTTCATCGTTCTCGGGAGCAATTGCAAGAAACTGTTTGATTGCTCCGCGTATTTCACGCATGATAACTGCCTCGGCCTTCATTGCTGCGGCATGCTTATCCCAAGCGAATTGAATCTCCCATTCAGTTTCTTCAACATCCATCTTGTCAGAAGTAGCCAACTTAGATTTTTTAAGCTCTTTTGTCTTATCGTCTTTATCCTGAACAAAAAAGATACGTTGAGCCCAAACGATCTTTTGGAATCCTTTCGTTATGTTGTACCAAATCATGTCGATAGGGTCCATCTGCTGAGCCATATCCAAGATTTCGAGATATTCGGCATCTTGCGGTTCAAACTTCCTAAACATTCCGTGTGTAACAGCCTTGTCATTGCCGGGGGGGCCACCCTTACCTCCCTTATTTCCTTTAGCATTCTGATTACCTTTCTTAGCTCCTCGTGGTCTTCCTGTTTCCGGTATATCAGCCCATTTATCTACGCTTTTCCACTTGCGAACCATCGAAGGATTGAGTCCGAGTTCAGCTGCAATTTCACTTAATTTCTTCTCTCTTCCACTCTTCAACCATATTTTCAACGCTTTCTCACGATTCGGACTTTTTTCTCTTGTCACCTTTATTCACCTCGGCTCTACTACGTATTTGAGTTGGAATTCACATTAAAGGTCTAAATTGGTCAAACGTTACTAATGAAAATAAACCTTCGATATCTTCGAGGCTTGGTTTGGTTGCTGTATTCTACTAATAATTGGTATTTGAATTCACTACAGTATATATTGTGTGTAATTCGTAAAGTACGGATTTTCTTTGCTACTATTGATTTTGTTTCTTTTCCCCCCGTTTGAGTTCATCGTTACCCGATTAAAGTGAACTCATCACAGTTCAACATCTTCTAAAGCATCGTCTAGGGTGTCTTGAAGTATGCCGATATAGCGTAAAGTCACCTTTTCCTCTTCGTGATTGAACAATTCCATTAGTAACACTATGTCCCGTTTTTTCATGTAAAAATTGTGCCCAAAGGTTTTCCTCATGCTATGCGTTCCGATCTCGGACAACCCGAACTCAGCGGCCGCATTTCTGATGATTTTATAAGCCATATTACGGGATATTGGATGTGGTTTTCTGCTCCCTTTTCGGTTTCTACTGGGGAATAAAAGTTCTTCATCCCTTTTGTTGGATATATATTCATCTAAATCTTTTCGGAGTGACTTACGGATCAGAACCTTCTTTTCTTTTCTGGTCTTCTGCTCCTGGATCGTGATATGTGTTCCCTTGACATCCAATACCTTTAAAGGCAGGATATCAGAGATACGAAAGCCAGTATTTATTCCAATTTGAAATAAAATGTAGTTTCTGTGATTCTGGTTGCGTAAGTAACTTTTGATTTCCGATAGTTTCACTGGGTCTCGAATCGGCTGGACAAATTTCATATTCTTTCCCCTTTCTGGCAACAAAAAACCGTCCCCACAAACTGGACGGTCCATTTTCTTATTCTGACGGTGAAACATGTCTATCGTAAAAACCATATCTTTTCAATAAGGCAAGTTCATGTTGACTATTTTCGTAAAAACTATAAATAACGTTTAGCTCCGAGTCTAAAGTTTGGAGGTTTAGAGTGTCTATTAGTGTCTTCTTTTGTAATTCATCGATACTTGAATCATTGATAAATTGAAGAATGTAAAAAAACGTCCTGAAATATTGTCTCATTACCTGAACACTTAATAGTTTCTTAATGTAACTAGGTGCACCTCTGTGATAATGAAATATCATATCAATCGCATCTGAACCATGAAAAATATCCTTATATCCTCCATTGCTCACTTCAAATTTAAGTTTATCTAAATGTGAATTTTTCACATTTATGAGATTGTTAACTGTGCTTTGTATCAATTGATAACTGGTTAACTGTTGTTGCTTTTCAAATTGATCTGCAGTTCGTTTTGTTTCGTCTGCCTGTCTGGATAATTCACTAAATTGAAGTTTCAAGTCTTTTCGTTGAAGGATTATTGTAAAAATGAGTCCGGCAAATGCAAGCCCCGAGAACAGGGCGTTCACTGCGCCAAACATATCTCCGAATGTACCTCTATCTCCCAAAACACCAACATTCTCATCTGTTTTAAATCCATATAATCCCCCATACATATTACCGATCCATAATGCGAGTACAAGTATCACAAATACAATCATCGGCCAGAATGAAACCCTATCGCTTTTCTTTTTCTTTTCCTCTGTTTCTTCCGTCATTTTTTATCCCCCTAAAATTGTTCTTTCAGGAGATTCGACACTTTATTTAACATATCCTTCTAAAATCACCCATCTCTTACTTACGCGGTTGGGCTCATGCTCTCGATCCATATCTTTAGCCGCTGAGATCACGGTTGCCCATGAGGTGTTCGGGTATGAGCTGCGGTGTGATGTCCCGTCACAGTTTACCGCAACCAGATATGGAGTAGTACGGAAGCTCACGCCTCGGTATCTTTATTATATTTGGGGGTTATTGCTGATACGCTACGGAAATTGAGGATATACTTTTAAAAAAACAAAAACATCCCTTTGACCATAACATAAAGGGGTGCTTCCATATTTTCTTAGTTTAGCTCTTCCCCATAAATCTTGCTAAGGAATTTATTTTGAATATCTTTTAGTAAATTATTTAAATGCAGAGTCATCTTCATAGCATTTTCATCTATTCGATCGATCACTTTCGTTATATGTAAATCTGTATGTCCCGGTTTATCTGTGAGATAACCAAGCACCTCGGTTAGATCAATACTCATTTGTGTTCCCATTTCATAAACAAACTCAATTTGCTGGTCAAATTCACTTAAAACAATTTCTCTTTTTCGATACTGTATAGCTATCATTGATGTTGTTTCATACTGACCCATACATTTCTCAATATGTGCTTTAATTGACCCAAGGTCTGTCTTGCCATCTAAAAATATGTTCCAAACCTGCTTTAAACCTACTATGTCATAGTAGCTAACTTTTACTGAAGTGATTGCTTCTATCATTTCATCTGCTGATTTTAGACCTAAATCGCGTTTAAATTTTTCTATATCGTTCTCCATATTTTTCTTTTGAGTTCTATTAACATTTACAAAGACGATTATAATAGATACCAAAGTTATAAGGGGGGCGAAAGTTGTTAAGTTTTGGGAAAACAAAGTCCATCCATTTGGTTCTGTGAGTTCATGATATTGAGTAAACACTTCTAATAATTGTTCGGGGGTCATAAAAATCCTCGTTTCTGTTTTATATTTTTTTACGTTAAGGTTACCTTGGATAATATTTACACACCATGTTTAATTTGTACAGGGGTATAGAAAAAAACCGCTCCAGGTATCTACCCTTCGCGGTTGTTGAGTTGTCTTAATCCGATTTCACCTTCTTTGTTCCGGCCCCGCCCGTAATCTATTGTTACATAATCCAGCGTACCATTAAACAATAACGTGTTAGCTAATGAAGCAATCACCTTCCGGCGCTTTTCCGCGAACGTAGTAGCCTCTATGCTATAAATCCCTTTTTTTCTTTCATGTCTCATATACTCTACGGCGTCTTTGTATCTGAATTTCCTTTCACCGGTGAACAGTAATTCAACGATTTTGAACTCATGAGGATCTATGATGTTATTTGCTGCGTGCATCACAGCCTCTGTAATTCGTTTATACAGCACGTAGTTAAGATGACGTGTTTCTTTAGCTATGAGCACATTGGCTGGCAGATTTGAAATCGAATCACTTGAGCCTAGTCGCTTTACTGCCCCTTCTATTCCAGCCATATCAAAATCGTTTAGTCCATTCTCCTGCGGCTGCTTAAGTACAAATTCATAACTATCCACTAATCCTTTTATTGTCCGGTAACTGTTCAGCAACCAAATGGTTTTTCGAATATCTTCTTGATCTGCATTTTCGAAAAACTGCACCTGATACACTTGGGATATCAATTCAACATCATTTTTAGGATTAAAGTCACTGTCTATTGCAGGTAATAGTTCAATCATAGGTAATTCTCCTCTCTACGGCTGTCTTAAATATTTACTGTCAGTATAGAGTGGATTTCATACGTCTTTACTACGGATAATTGGTCTTCTGTTATGCCGTAAGCCACCATACCACGGCGTCGGAATTCTTCAGGATCTTTGTCGATTAGGTCATAATCATCTATTAGATATTGGGCTGGCTTTTGTGAATCAATAATATATGTGTTCAGATCCACGAGGGTTTCTATATGTTGTTGCAATATGAAAGCGTCATTCTGTTCAATCTGTTTATTTATTAACATAAAGTTTTCTCCTTTATAAGAGGATTTGTGAATATTTGTATGGAATAATCAAGTTAGATACTAATAATTTCAAGGAGGAGTTTTTTAATGAATTTCATATCTAAAAGCGAGTTCCGACTGATACTTGAACAGCTATATGAAAAAATTGAAGATTTTAAGTGGACTGAACTTATTTCACTAAGTGAACGCGGAACGAAAATCCCAGCCGATTCTGGAGTATTAATTCTAAAAAATAAGGATCGCAATATCATCTACGTATCAGCCAGTAATGATTTACAAAGACGACTAGAAGAATTGATGTTTAAATCTCAAGGGAGATTTGATGACGCAGTTTATGTTCAGTTCACTCTTGAATATGAAAGATTCATTCGTTTTGGTAAGAAGGCTGATTTTAAAAACCTTTTGAAATTCATCGAAATCGGTGAAGATAATTTTTCAAATGTTCTTGATGACGATGATCCAAGAATTATTGAGCAGGATAAAGAAATGGCTAGGTTAATAAATAAGGACCTTTATACCACATCCTAATTTTTGCGCTCAGCCCTCTTCTTACTACAATCAATTGGGGAGGGTTGTTATTCTTGCAGTACGTATGTTTTTCCACCAATAATTAGTTTTGTTACGATGCCTTCTTTTTCTTCCATGATCTGAATTACTGCTCTTTTACGTTTAAGTTTGTTGCTCATTTATGTTTACCTCGCTTTCAGTTTATCAAAGTGTCTTGTTCCTATCTTTATGGGGAGCAGAAGGGATAAATCCTCTCCGGCCCCGTTATCACTGGGATTATTCGTTCGCTATTCGATTGCCTTCGGCCTAGGAGTCACCATACTGCTGCTTTTGATACTGCGCGAATTTCCGTTCTCTTTCCTTAAAAGCTTCGTAGTCATACCACGCCCAGCCAGCGCCTTGAATGATGCAGTTATCGCAGCCACATTCGCATGCTTGATGTACAGTCCCTTTTGCCTTGCGGAAATCCTTTTTGAATAACTTCGGCATCATCACACCACATCTAGCACACTCGAAAGTCATACCTCGATTAGTAATGACAGCCTTGCTACCCTTTGACGGAGGAGCTAAGCATTCCTCGAAAGTAATCGGTACCGCGCTCATATCCTCTTTTCCCCCTTATACCTCTATTAGTTCTGGATTCTCGTAGATGTTGCCGATTACCACTTCATCGAGGCTATCTTTCACTGGAGACTCACCAGCCCAAAACATCCCATCCGCAAACTCTACGACCGAATTGACTTCTACGCCTTTATTCCATTGCGTAATATCTCCTTCATATATCTCCACGCCGTTCTTGTCCTTTAATCCGGTGTATTGCAGCCAAACTGTGTCCTCCGAAAAATCTTCCAAGTGCGGGAAGTCCAGCAACCATTGTTCCAGTGTATGACCATAAGTCATCTTTTTGATTGTCGGCAACCATGCCTTGTATTTAATCTCTCTGCCCATCGTGTATCGTCTCCTTTGATTGGGGTCTCAGCCCCCTAAATTATCCGTTCATCAAACCATCGCATGCAGTATGCAATCCGACCAGCTATCTGTGTGACCTTGAACCACTTGTTTTGAGCATCTATCAGGATCACATCTTCCAAATTCGGTTTATAGTACAGGCCGCATATTTTGGTACCATCCTCTAGCCGTAGTCCAAACATGTGTGTCTCAGCCCCCTTATAAGTTCATCCTGCCCTGCGGCCTCCGCTGTCGCTAAGTATTGCGGTCGTTACGGTGGCCTGTCGGCCAATCAATTAGCTATGAATTTATGATGCAAAGTATTTCTGAATAGCTTCTCCAGCCCACCTACCCATTGGTACAGCAACAGCGTTACCGATTTGCCTGTAAGCGTCATTTTCAGTTCCTGCAAATTCGAACCAATCAGGGAAGCCTTGTAGTCTAGCATATTCACGGACTGAATACGGTCTGATAGATACTCCGTCATTAACAAGCCTTGTTGACCTATCCTTTGCATAGTGCGCTACACACGTAGGAGCTTTACCATCCAAATTCGTTATGATTGGCAAGTCTCTATATTCGCCGTTTAAGCGTTTTTGAACGTAATCGGGAGTGTAAACTTCTATGCCGATATCAATAATGTCTTTCATCTTCACTGGTTTATCATCAGGGTAAGGTAGTGAATCAAAGGGTTTCTTCGTACCGATTACAACCAGCCTTTTTCTCTCTTGTGGCAACCACATATTTGCGTTAACCGGGCATTCAACACGTACATAATAGTTAGGCAATTTAGTGAGACACTCCATTACAACTTGAAACTTCTTCATACCAGGAACATTCTCAACTATATATACTTCCGGCTGGGCTAAAGCCACATGTCTGAAAAAGTGTAAAAATAAATCGTCTCCTGTTCTTGTTCCGTGAATGTCAGCAATGGTGCTGTATTTTGTGCATGGGAATGTCCCTATATAAACGTCTGCATCCTGCTGATCTAAGACTGTAACCTTTGTTATATCGCTCTCATTTACAACATGATTGAAGTTATTTCTAAGTGTGTCGCAAGCCGTTTTATCAATTTCAAAGGATTCAATTATTTCTATCCCGGCTTCGATCATTCCCAAGTCCATTCCACCAGCACCACTAAAATAACTCTTAGCTGTTATCATCTCGTGCCCCCTGCATCGTGATATATGCCGCCTCTGCCCTCTCTCGGGGGCAAATGTTTCTCTTATCCTTTACCTGTGTCATGACTCCTTAGCTCCTTCCCGCAACGCTTCTTGTGCAATGGACTTCATACTTATTGCGGAGCTGCCTATAACGTCCATGCTCGCAATGGCTATAAGAGCCAGCCTTAGCTTTGTAAGGTCACGGTCAATCATGTGAATGATCTCGCCTTGCCGGGCTATGGTCTGCTGTGCCTCAATCAGATCCTGATGCTGTATCTTAAGGTAATCCTCACAGTCTCCGAGTGCTGATCCTTGCCGTTTCACGGTCTGCTTTAACTCCCATACCTCTTTCCGGCGTCTGGACATAAGAGAGTAGCAGTTACCTATGGCGATCCTATACTCATTAATCAGGAGTTGTGCCTCTGCCAGCTTTCCTTTAACAAATATCAGTTCGTTGTAGTATTCCGATGATCTTGCGTATTGTTCATCGTGTACCGCGAATATCCTTCGTTTATCTTCTTTTAGATCCTTGACCTGTTGTTGTGACTCTTCTAGAGCAGCCAGTACACGTTCATCCTCGGAATGTAAAGCGACCTTTTGCAGAAATTCAGGTGCGAATGATCCACTGTACCCTTCGAGGAATACAGAATCCTGTGCAAATACTCCCTTCCCTCGCGTAAACTGATCTGTCTTGCACGTCCATATCTTTCCTGGTTCTTCCTCGGATTCAATGCAAGTGTGCATTACGACACGATCACCCTTTTTAAGCTTCTTCTCTTCTATCCGTTCTGGTGTCATGCTCCTTCACCTTCCTCAACAGGAATGCCGCAATTATGGCAGAATTCATACTCTATACCATCTTCCCTACAATCCGTTATGAAGCCATAATCGAGTCCACAGCGTGTACATGGTTTGCGTTTTTCTTCAGTCACTTTAGATCACTCCTTCATTGTTAGGCGAATTAATAAGACACTATCTCTCATACTTAGCGAGTCATTTGTGAGATTGAACAATTTGCAACTTCCACATCTCTAATTGATATACAAATTAAAATTAACCAAAAGTTCCGTATTCTTTCGAGTAATCATCCTAACTTCATTATTTAGAACCCCCTCAAAATTTATTTGTAATAAAAGAAATTGAGACTAGTATCATGAGCATATACTTTCACTAAATAGTTCATTTAGAAATTGTAGAAGAGGAGCGATAGGATGAATGCTAATATCGGCTCAAATGAGTCCTTTTTTTCGCCAAAACAAACAGAGCACTTTTTTGGTCCAGCAAATTATCCAAATCAAGATCAAATCAATTGGTGGAATAATCTCAAGAGCCTTCCTCCGGCTGAAGCCCAATCACAAATGCAACAAGCTGTAGACATTGCTCATGGGAGGATACAAAATTTAACCAATCCAAAATCCCGTTCTTTACCTGTTCCTCCTGGTGCAGTTTTGATAAAAGCGTACAAAAACACATGGTCAACTATAATTTATGGTCCAACAATAACGGGACCATTTACACCTTATTTGATATGGATAGCGCAAGTGTTTGATGCCGGTACTCCAAATCCTCCAAACCCACCGTTACCTTACATGCTATATCAAGCATTTACTTGGCCTCCTAGTACTCCGACTCCCGGTCCCGGTCCCTTTCCGCCCCCTCCTGTTTTCCAATATTTCTCTTTTAATGAACCAAATACGTGGGTCATCTCATAGCTTCAAAATTTATTTTTGTCCGGTGACATCACCGGATTTTTTTAATACTTATGAAACTTTATTAGGTCATGGAATTAATAAAAATGTTCAGGCAATATATACTCAACATATATTTAGCAATACTGCTAAATATTTTCCGCCTACTTCTCAGAGCGATGTAAATATTCTGGACTTTCATGAGTTACCTTCTCTCAACTTACTGTCTCCACGTAGGATCAAGTTTTCTACAAATACAAGTATCACGTTGTTATATAAATTATTAGGATACATATAAGAGATACTTTTTCCTAATTCTAAACTTTATGTTGGAAACCGTATTTCTGCATATTTTTAGCGCTGCGGCTGTTTCGCCATTGCTGTATCCATCCATTGTCATGTTAACTATAGTTCTTTCAGTTTCTTTCAAGGTATTGATGAATTACTCAATCTCAATGAAACTTAGGTCTTGTTTTGTAGGTACAAGATTAAAAAAATCTAAATCATCATTGTCTGATCCTTTTATCTTACTATCTAATGACAACACTAGCTTAGGTGGTACTTTACTATGC